AAAACAAATTTTATTTTATTTGTGCCTATTATTACCCATTATTTTCTCAGCACCCCTTGATCCAAAGTAACCAATAAAAACTATTTGTAGTAAGTCTTTTACTGTTTCTAGTTCTTCTAATTGTAAAGACCAACCAATTATAAACGATATTGTAAGAAATGCCAAAGTTAATGGTCTTACGTTCTGAGCTAACCAACTTGTAGACTTTGAATCAGCTACCCACCTTTTGGTGATGCCATCCATTTCAGTACGCTCTAGTTCTAGTTTTTTAAGTGCAAGTTCTTTATCTTCTTTAGACATATCAGACCCCCCTATAATAGCTTGTATAACGCTTCCTACTGCTGTATCTCCAGCAATTGAACCAACTACATTAGGAATCTTTTCTAATAGAAACTTACCTACTTTTGTATCTTTAAATTTTTTCTTGTCCATAGCGTGTTACCTACGGTGTCAGTACGTCCAGATGACGTTTGGTGATTTGTTTTCGTCAGAATCAACGTGGATGAAGTTGTTAGCGATTCCGATACGGTTAAATCCAGCGTCTTGTAATGCTGTAATGATAATCCATCTTTCTCGTGAACCCGAACAGGAAATGTCTGCTGCTTTACCAGCAAGGTGTGAGGACTTGTCTTTGCCTCCAACTTTGGAATTATGCTCTTTTGTTCTGTAACCGCTATTGATTTTAAATGGGATGTCTGCAATATGTCTTGCATCATCAAGCATTGAAAGAAAGTTAGCATCCATATTGATCCCACTATTAGGTAGATCAGGCGAATCAAATTCATCTAGTGTAAAGTATTTCATTTGCGTTTAAAGTTTTGCTTAATGTCTTTAATCTCGTTTTGTAGTATTTCAAACTTTAAGTCAATTTCCTTTTCACTTATTTTTTGAGGGGGTAATGTTTTGGCTTCTTCAACTTCTATTTCTAGAATCGCAATCTTACTATTTAATGTATAATAACTCCCTACTAATGAAATTATCATTGTTACAATCATTACTATATTAGCTAGGCTTAAAGAAAAGTCTGCTTTTCCATCTCCATCTATATCTACTTTTGCCATTATTTATTAAGTGCTTTTATTATTTGTATAATTGTAAATGCAAAGGTTGAAATCAAAACTAAAGTTTGGAGGTAAGGATTTATTTCTGATATGCTGATTGCCAATGCTGAGATGTTTATTCCGTATATTCCAAAAATCTTTAAATCTTCCATTTTATTTAATTACTATTCGGCAAATGCCATAAAGATGTAGGTTTGTCCATTTTGATTAAACCCAATAGTATTATTTTTAGGTTGAAAACCATTACTGTTAAAATCAACATTATAGCTTGTATTTGTTATTTCATTAAGGAGATCATTTGGAAACAAACCTTCATTTCTAGGATTTGTTGTACTTCTTTTGTTATCTAATATGAACCAATAGCCTGTTGCCGTTGTTGGTTTAAACATTATCCAAGCTGGTGTAAACCCTGTGTTTATAATTGGTCCTGTTGTACTTCCATTCCCAACATAAGTCCCTATTTTAGAAAAGCCATCTACTGAATGGAAGGCGTAGGTAATGAAATTTTTATTATTTTGATTACCAACTAAATCACTTGTACCACTAGTATATATCACTTCAGAATCAGGTACTTCATTTCCATTATAAGATGAAGCAGTATTTTTAGCATTTGTTCTGTTTAAAAGCATATATCCTCCATTACCTAATAACGTTCCACCAACAACCCAAGAACTAGTTCCCAGTGTTAAAGTATCCATATTCTTGGTTATTAATAACTCAGGAGCTGAAGAAAGTCCGTGTCCGTAAGATTGTTGAGCTGTATTGCCATTTCCTGTATATTTAACAATACTAAACCCTGCATCTACATTAGCAGATACTTGACTTGTTATTGTACCATCTGTATTTGATACTGCTGCACCCCCTGCTTTCCAGTACCAAATAACATAAGGCGAACCATTACTTGAATTAATAGAATTAGACCCTACAGGTATAGTCATTGAATTACCATTTAATGTAAATCTATTGGTGTGTGTTATTTGAGCAGCCGTGGTGTTTGATTGCAAATAATAATCATTTGGTAAATCAATACCCCTTACCGAATCAAACAACATATGCCCATAACTCCCACCTCTTGACTTTAACCATATAAAATCAGGTTCAAAAGACAAAGAGACTGTTGCTTGACTTCCACCTGTATATAAAACAGCATCAAAGTTATCACTAGGCACAACTGGTGTACTTGACTCTCCAATACCTACAATTCCTTTATTTATAGCCATCCTTCGTATGTATGTTTAACTACACTTGCTTTAGTAGTAAGTGCGTTAATTTCGCTTTCTATTGTATCCACTTTGCTTCTTACCGCTGCTCTTTCAGTTGTAATTGAACTAGGTACTGATGTTCCTAATTCCGCTTCACGTGTTATATACCAATCGGTTTTTGCTAATTCGTAACCTGCTGAACTTTTAAGGTTGCTTATCTTTTGTGTTTTTAACTCAGCTAAAGATTGAGACCAAGTTTTATTTGATTTAGAATAAGTAAACACGCTATTTACAGCATTAAACTCAATTTTTCCTAAGTCGTGAATTTGTGAATCATAACCATCAGGCTCAACAACATTATAAAAACCATAAGTTTCTAATGCCTCATCTGATAATAAATTAAAACCTGCAAATACACCCCCCCAAGATTTGGGTATTGAGTTATATTTTTTAATACTTCCGTTTATTTCTATTGCTTTCATTATGATGCTATTTGTGAGATTGAATACCAAGCTTCGTTTACTGCGACGAATTTAATTTGAACTAAGTTTTTAGCTGCTGAGGTGTCTAAAAAATCACCACTAATTTTGTTATAAGTTGCGCTTGCTGTATTTGATGTTCCAAAGGCTAAAGTGTAAGAACCGCCACCGCCAGTAATAACAAAACTTTTTAAGTCTCCAATTCCTACGTTGGTAAAGTTCAAAGTTGCTGAATGACCTGCTGTAAAAGTAAAAACATCAGATAAAGCTGTGTTTACTGTAATTGCAGCGGCAGAAGTTAGCGCAGTTGACGTTGTATATTCAACACCTAACTTATCAAAAGTTACAGCATCATTAGTAATAGTTAAAGCTACATCACCTGTCACCGCTCCTGTGTGAGTTGCATTACTCACCTTTGAAGTGTTAGCCGTTATTGCCGAAGCTTGTCCTGATGTAATGCCTGTTTTTGCTGTGTTGGCGGTTATCGCGGATGCTTGTCCTGATGTAATGCCAGTTTTAGCAGTATTTGCACTAATCGCAGAAGCTTGTGCTCCACTTATAGTTGTGGTGTTCCCGGCAAGTGCTGTTGAACTTGAAGTACCTAAAGCTAGTAGTGCTGTATTACCTTGTAATGAAGTTCCTGATGTAGTGCCAAATCCCGGAAAAGACGTTTTGTTTGTGTTAGTTACAATAGCTGATGCTTGACCACTAGTTATGCCAGTTTTAGCAGTATTCGCAGTTATTGCCGATGCTTGTCCTGACGTAATACCAGTTTTAGCATTATTAGTTGTTATATCAGATGCTTGTTGAGTAGTAATTGTTGTTACTGAACTAGATAAATAATCAGTAGTATCGAATGATTTTACATCTGCTAAGTTAGTTACTTCCGAATCCATTAACGCCCCTGCCAAAGTTACATTAGCAGAATCTGTTACATCAGCATTTGTTTCTATTGAAGCTAATTTAGCACTTGCACCACTATTATAACTGATTTTAGAAGTATTTGCAGTAATTGCTGATGCTTGACCACTAGTTATTCCAGTTTTTGCTGTGTTTAATGTAACTGCTGAATTAGCTGATACCCTTGCCTCTGTGTAGTATAAATTAGTATCCTCAGATATATCCGCAGAATCTAAAGTTACAACACCTGTTTGTCCATTCACGGAATTTACAGCACCAACTACATCATCCGATGCTATCGTAAAATTAGGGTAAGTACCAGTAATTGTTACATTTGTTCCTTCGGTTAAAGTTACTGTTTGATCTGAAACCTTAGCGTTGTTGGCTGTTATATCTGATGCTTGTTGAGTAGTAATACCAGTTTTAGCTGTGTTAGCTGCTACGTTTGTATTTGCTGATACCCTTGCTTCTGTATAATAAAGGTTAGTATCTTCCGAAATATCGGCAGTGTCTAAAACAGCAACTCCAGTTTGACCATTTACAGAAGTAACCGAACCAACCACATCATCAGATGCTATAGTAAAATTAGGATACGTTCCTGTTATCGTTACATTAGCGCCCTCGGTTAAAGTTACGGTCTGATCAGGAGCGGTATTTGTTACTGTTACGTTTCCAGTTGCTTGGTCTACAGATATATCTGCGCCAGCAATTATGGAACCAACATCACCTGCATCGTCTGAATATAATTCAGTGAAATTGTCATTTATTTTATCGAATGCCGATCTGAGGGGATCGCCCGTATTATCGTTGGCGGTTTGACCTATATTTATAACTTGCTTAGCCATAGTTAGTTACGTTTATTGGTTAAAGTTTTCATTTAATTTATATTTTAGTATTGTGTTGCGTCTGCTTTATATTGTGTTGTATCACTTGTTTCTAAATTTGTATCTGCTGAAAATAAGCTCCCATCTGCATCAAAAGGATAAATTATACCCCAAGAATTTGCTGCATTTACTTGCCCCCACCAACTTACAGGATATATTACTCCAAAATTCATATTATTTTTTTACTAGATAGGATAAATATTTCCCCATCCATTTGCTGCATTTGTATCTCCCCACCAACTTACAGAATAAATTTCTCCAAAATTCATATTTTTGTCTTATCTATACTATAACAATAATTTTTTTCGCTTTTTGTTATATATTCTTTTTTAAGATATTGAATTAACCTTTTAACGTTTTTCTCTTTTGGTTTGTACGATCTTTTTATAAAACCCATCCTTCAAAACTTGCGTCTTTGTCAGGGTATATATCCGAATTTGCATTGGTGTAATACTCTGGAAATTTAGTTGATGCATTAAAGCTCATATATTCAATGAATCTTTCAGTGTAATACTGAGCAATATTTCTTTCTTTTTCCATTAAGAAATCAACTTCGTCTTTTTCAACGTTTTGTGAGTTCTCACTATTATGCTTATAGATGCCCTTATTTGCGATTGTATATGCTGCAAAGGGTAAGTACTCAACC